GTTGGCGCTGCGTGAGCGGCGGTCGCCGAATTCGCCGCTGACGAGATCGGGACGGTTGAGCACGTCCACCACGAGGCGGCGATAGAGGCGATCGTTGGCGCAGGCGATATAGAACGGCCCGTCAGAGCCATGGTAGATGCCGACCGAGGGTGAGCCGTTCGGTGAATTGCCCTGGCGGCTCGGATTCACGCCGCTCATCAGATAGGCCATACCGTAGAACTGCGTCATCGCCAGCGCCATGTCGAACAGCGCCACCTCGACATGCTGGCCGCGCCCCAGTCTGTCGCGCGCCAGCAGCGCCAGAAGGATCGCGTTGACCGCCGACATGCCCGTCAGCATGTCGACCGCGGGCGGGCCAGTGCGCACCGGCGGGCCATCGGGAAAACCATTGAGCGACATGAAGCCGCTTTCGGCTTGCGTGATCGGATCGAAGCCCGGGCGGGATGCGAACGGACCCTTACGGCCGTAGGCGGAGATCGAACAATAAACGAGCCGCGGATGGCGAGGCGCCACCGACGCATAATCGAGGCCGTATTTCTTCATGACGCCGGACGAAAAATTCTCAACGACCACGTCCGCTTTCGCGATCAACTCGTGCGCCACGGCACAAGCCTCAGGCTTGGTGAGATCGAGCGCAATGCCGCGCTTGTTGCGGTTCAGGCTGACGAAGGCCGCGCTCTCGCCGGCAAGATCGGCATGCTCATAATGGCGCGAGTCGTCGCCGCCTTCGGGGTTTTCGATCTTGATGATCGTGGCGCCGAAATCGGCAAGGGTCTGCGTGCAGGCGGGACCGGCGACAACGCGCGTGAAATCGACGACCAGTAGACCGTCAAGAGCGGTCGGCGCCCCCTTCTCTCGCGGCAGCCGTCCCGGCAGTTTCGGTCTCGCACTCATGATCGGCCCGTTCCTTCCCTTATTGTTTGAGGGAGATTGTATACGGGCCTTTGCCGTCATTCCAAGCGACCTGAGCGGCGCGGACGCGCCGTTATCTCCTTTTCGAATGGGTGCTATGAGAAGAAGGAGCGCGAACGAGGTCCTTGCGCCAGTAGAGCGTGTCCGGAAATGCCCACGGCAGCGGCGGCCGATAGAGCCGGTAGCCGCCCCGGATAAAGTTGTTAGCTGACACGATATTGCCGGTCGTATCGGACACCACGCTAGTCCAACCGTTGCGCCGCGCCCGTGCTTCCATCGCGCACATCAGACGCAACTGAAGCCCGTGGCCCCAGTGGCGCTGCAAGACGCCGACCCGGCAGAAATATCCGGCGTTGCGGACATGCGTCGATGGTATGACGCCGGCAAACGCGACCGGCGTCGCCTCGGAAAAGGCCAGCCACCAATGGCCTCCGTCAAACGGCGGAACAGATGCGCCGCCAAAGAAAGTCAGGCGATGCAGCTCGGTCAGGATATCGGCGATCTCATCGTCGCGGGCGTCCACCTCGCGGATGCGATAGGCGGGGCTCACGACTTGAGACATCGCCTCGCCCGCTCGATATCCTTCGACGAGAAGCCTTTTGAGCGCGCCCAGGATTCGGCCGCCGCCTCGCCATATTGCGCCACCGCGCGCTTGACGACCCAGCAGGGAATGGCATCCGCCGGCGATGATGCCAGCAGACCCGTCAGCAGCAATGCGACCGCAATCATTTGCCGAGCATCGCCTTGATGCCGAGCCACACCGCGCCGAGAATTCCCGCGACGATGATGCTGATCACGGCCTTGAAAGTAAAACCCTGAGCCTGCTCGACGCTCTTGCGCCACTTTCGCAAATGCTGGAAATCGGCGCGCAGCTCTCGCTTGTCCTCCTCTTCGATGCCGAAGGACGCGAGCACCGTGGTGATCGCACGATCGACCACGGCGTCGATATCGCCTGTGTGCAGCCGCTGTTGCTCACTAAGCGTCTCCGCAACGACGGCGCGGATGGCATCATCGCTGATTTCGGTCATGCGGTCATCGCTTGATGATGTCGGATCATCGCTTGATGATCCTCGCGACGTTCTCGAAGCCGCGCTTGGCGAAATACGACGCGACAATGAGATTTGCCGTTGTCGAGGCAAAGCCTGCGAGCGCGTCGGTCGTGCCGAGCCCGAAGACCTTGTCCCAGATCAGGAGCTTGAAAAAATAGGTGGCGACGCAATAGCCCATCAGGCGATCCGGCTCGAAGGGATGGCCTATTTCCGCGATGCGCAGTTGCGTTCGCAATTCCAGCTCGCGTTGCTGCACAGCCAGTTCCTTGGCGGCGAGATCGGCGGCGATGTTTTCCGACGTGTTGCCGGCGGCGAGCTTGGCCTGGTACCCCTTCAGGAGGTCGTCGAACACCGGGCCCGTAACAAAGCCGGCCAGCCATTTGGCGAGCGCAAGCCACATCTGATGCGCCCTCCTACTTGTTGAGCGTGCGCAGGCGGGCCCAGACGTTGACGGCCATCACTCCCATCATGACGTAACTGACGACCTGGGGCGTGAGATATTGCTGGATCTGCGCGGCGAGCGACGGATCACCGGCAAGCGTCGCGATCTTGTCGAGCACGGCGACAAGGCCGCCGGCGACGAGCACCACTTTGGCCCAGACGATGGTCGCGGAATCCTTGCCAGCCTTCAATGTGCGCTGCCAGAACGATCCGGCCTCGGAGATCCACGCATGGACAAAGGTGAAGACGATCCAACCGATCATGAGTGCGGTAAGCAGAAGAAGTCCGATGGAGAGCGCGTAAAACATCTATTTTCCTTTCGGTTTGAAAACGGCGACGAGCGCGACGAGGACTGAGGCGATGAAGGCGCCGATCGAGCCGGGCGCCGGGGATTTGAGTGACGGCGTTTTTGGCGGCGGCGCAGGCGCGGCTTTCTTCGGCGCGGTCGGTTCGGATGTGCTCGCATGACTGGATGACTGAGCGGCGCCGGCGAAGGCGATGGAGGGATCGAGCGCCTTCATCGCCATCAAGAGCCCGGCACAACCAGCCTGGCTGTCGATCACGTTTGGATCGTAGACGCCGTCGCGGACATACTTTCCGGATCGATATTGATCGGTGCCGGCCCACACATAGGGCGAGGGCACGCCGCGGGCGGCATAGCCGAGCCCGTTGTACTCCTCGAGCTTGGTCAGCAGCGCGCCGATTGACCAATCCTTGTTGCGGCCGGCGTAAGGCGCGCAATTGTTCAAGGCATCGATCGCCGCATCCTCCCAGGACTTGAAGGGTCCCCTGCCCGCCGGCACATGGACCGAAATGCGGTCCCATGGATCGCCTTGCGCGAGCGAACGCGTCCAATCCTGCGAACATTCCCGCTCGTGGACGACGGCGATCATCGGCCAGGGCACGCCGGTCCTGGCGGCGACCGCCTGATAGCGCGACCGGGCGTCCGAGGCGGTAAGCCTCCTGGCGATGGAAGCGAAATTTCGCGTCGGCTTGGCATGGCTCCAGCGCTGCAGATTGATGCGCTGGAGCGCAGCTAAATCAGTCATGACGATACCTCGCCAAAAGACGATGAGGGAATGGGTGGACCTGTTGCGGGTGGTTGGAGTGTCGGGAGCAGCCTGCGCCAGCTTTTGTCGGCAGCGCTATTTTGAGGCCGGGAATTCTCGATTGCCTTTGAGTCTCGCGTACGGCTAGTGCGCCGCCGTCATCAGCGTCCGCGGTCTCCGTAGAATTGCTCGGTTGATTTGGATTGCATAGGCGGGCTACCTTCCCCTCGGGAAACGAGGGGCTGGTAGTGCGCAACGCAGATCCAACTGTAACGTCGGGGTTTGGGCACGAATGGTCGACATTTACGCAAGGCGCCGACGATCTCGAAGTTGCCGAGCGTGAGCGGCTGTTTGATCAATATTTTCGGCTTTTCCCGTGGTCCGACCTTCCGCCAGGCTCGGTTGGTCTCGACGCCGGTTGTGGCAGCGGCCGATGGGCCATGCAGGTCGCGGCTCGCGTAGGGAGCCTTCACCTTCTCGATGCGAGTCATGAAGCGTTAGCGACTGCGAAGGGCAACCTTGCCGGCGCAACGAATGTCACCTTTCATTTTGCCAGTGTCGGCGACATTCCTCTTCCTGATAATTCGCTGGACTTCGCCTATTCACTCGGCGTTCTTCATCACGTCCCTGATACGGTCGGTGCGCTGAGACAGATCTGTTCCAAGCTCAAACCGGACGCACCGTTCCTGATCTACCTGTACTACGCTCTCGACAATCGGCCGCGCTGGTTTCGCGCGATCTGGAAAATAACCGACTTGGCACGCCTGGCGATCTCCAGCCTTCCTCGTTGGGCGAGGCTCGTCATCAGCCAGATGATAGCTATCGGCGTTTATTGGCCTATCGCGCGGCTATGTGCGATCTTGAGTTGGCTCGGCCTTTCCACGGAATCTGTTCCGCTGGATGCCTACAAAGACCGAAGCTTCTACACGATGAGAACGGATGCCTACGATCGCTTCTGCACTTCACTGGAGAAGCGATTCACAAAAGCTCAGATCCAGGAAATGCTTCACGACGCCGGATTCGATCGCATTTCTTTTTCCGATCAGGTTCCCTTCTGGTGTGCGATCGCGAGGAGGAAATCTGCGACCGACCGGCCCTAGCCAGATGGGGCGCACGATCGCGGTCCGGCAGGAATATTCTGGCCGATCGCCTTGGACTTGCACAGTCCTGCGATTGCAGAACAATTTTAGATAGCGAAGGTTCGCGGAGTGAATAAGCGATTTTCGTATATAGATGCGCTGCGCGGCTACGCTGTGCTAGGCGTCGTACTGGTTCACACTGGCCAATACACCGAATTCGGAACTGGAGTATCGGCAGCTGGCGCGCGCGGCGTCCAATTGTTTTTCGTTGTTTCTGCGATTACGCTGTTTATGAGTTGGCGCGATCGCCGGGACGGCGCCGCTGCCTTCTTTACTCGCCGAGCCTTCAGAATCGTGCCGATGTTTTGGCTGGCGATCCCGCTCTACTTCTCAACCGGCGATAATATTAGCCAGGCCATTGGGGCGGCCTTCTTCCTGCAGGCAACGCGCCCCGATTGGATATTTGGCCTTGTCCCGGGTGGTTGGTCTGTATGTGCGGAGGTCGGTTTCTACTGCCTGTTTCCGCTGCTCGCCACGCGCATCACATCGCTACCGCGCGCGCTCTATTTCGTCGCTATATCGGTAATTGTTTCAAAACTCTGGCGTTCGGCTGGCCTGGAGGCGATGGCTTGGATCTTCCCAAACGCTCCTAACCTCGGCAGCTTCATGGCGTTCACCCTACCGACCCAACTCCCAATTTTCGCTGCCGGGATAGCCAGCTACTTTGTGGCAAGCCGATTCGCCAACCTGCGGAGCCTCGTTCTGGAGGGCATTTTGCTAGCCGCCATCGCGGGCGTTGGTTGGTACGCATTCCATCGCTCAGAGGATTATGCCGCGTTTGGAGGACTATTCGCCGTCGGAGTAGCGTGCATGGCGAACGGCGCAGGTCGCTATCTACTTAATCCCATCATTGAGCACATCGGTCGTTGCAGCTTTTCCATTTACCTGCTGCACTTTAAGTGTGCCGCCTGGATCGGTGCGTTGGTCAAAGAAATGACGCCGACCGCAGAATTTGCGACGCTATTTTTCGGAACCGCCGTAGCAACTACTGCAATTGCAACCCTGACATACTACGTGATTGAACGCCCCATGATCAAATTCGGCAACCACCTTTTACGGTCCGACGCTGAAGCGCGAGCCGCTCAAATTATACGGACCAGATAGGGTACCGCTATTGAGGGAGGCATCATTTTCATTACGGTTTGCACAACGCCGCCGTTGAGGTTTTGTACTGTCCCTTGTGGCGTGAACGTTCCGGAGGCGCCCCGCATCAGATGATTCGCAGCAGATACGGCACGACGATTGCCGGCGGCAGCGCCTTCATGGCCGTTTGCGTAACGTTGCCGTTGATGCTGGCGACAGAACCTTGCGGCGTGAACGAGCCAGACGAAGCCAACAGGCCGAACGAGCCGTTGCTAGCCTCAAAGCCGCCGCTAGACGACGCGATGCCGCCCGCAACGCTTCCGCCGTTGATCGTGTCTGCTTGACCTGTGACGTTGACGGTCCCAGGCGTGCCAGTGAAGGCAGGCTTGATGTTCGGCATGTCGCTTTGCGCCATGGTGTAGGGACCGCCGCCGGTCGCGCCGATAGTGGTCCCATCCAGCGCGAAATTCGCTGTTGTGACGCGGCCGGAGGCCGTTCCGCCCATGGTGTCCAGGGCCACAGAAATTCGGCCGCGCTTGTCGGGTAGATTGAATGTCGTCGATCCGTCGCCGCTGCCATAGGTCGTCCCGAGAATAGCGAACAAGGCGGCGTAGGCCGTGCGCGAAATCGCCTGGCCATACGGAAACGCGAACGAGCTGTTCGGCGCCGCCGTCCCCCAGAAGTCGATCCCCGCCCCGATCGGAATATTATAGGGATTGCCGAAAAAGCCTTGCAGATAGAACGCTCCATCCGTGCTGTTGTAGGTCGCCGTGTAGGGCGTCCCCTGGATGATTACGCCGGCGGGCAGCTCGACATTCGGCGCCGTGCGCAACGGCTTCGCGCCGAGCGAATCCACGTTCAGCGTCACAGTTGCGCCGTTCGTCGCATGCGGCGTGAACGCGATCATCTGACCGCTGAGATCGCCGAGCGTGTCGAACACCTGAAAGCTCGACACCGTGTAGGCCGTAGGCGTGCCTGATGTCACGATCGCGCCGGCGATATCGTCGCGGTATTTGGCGGTCGCCGCCATCATGGCGCGCGCGGAATCGTTGATGCTCGAGGGCGCCTGCCCTTCGGCCCAGTTGATCGTCGGATCGGCATTGCCCGACGTGTCAAATGGAGCTCGGTGCACGGAAAGCCACCCTCACAGCCACCCCTGCTCCTTGTACGGGATCGCGCGGTGGAAGTGATCGCGTTTATGCGGCCATGGCTTTCCGCGCGGATTGCGCGAGAAATCCGGAGCGCGTAAAGCCTTCCGCCTCTGCCCTGGCGTCGATCTGCTCGAGCAGATCAGACGGCAGGGTGATGTTGACGCGGACGGACTTGGCTGCACTGGCAGCGGGTGCCGGGATCAATGCCGCAACGGCGTCCTTATTTTCCTTGTTCGCCATTATCTCTTCGAGAGACGAAGGCTCCGGAATCGCGTCGCCATCCTCAGCCAGGCCCTCAAGATGAAGAGAGAGGGCTTCCGCAGCCATATCGCGCGCTTCGTCCAAGGTCGATCCCGCAGTCACAACGCCGGGAAGATCGGGAAACGAAACGCCGTAATCGCTATCGGCGTCCTTATGGATGAGGGCGATATAGTTGCGCATTTGATATTCTCCCAATTCTGGGTGAGCCCTGGTGGCTCTATTTTCTATTCTGTATTTGATCGTCACTTCAGTTTCAGAGACGCCCGCTTTTCGATGCTGCGAAGCGTCCCTATCGGGATGTCCTTTTTCGGGTGAGGGACCGTCACGCGGCCCGGCTTGATCTTGTGTTTGAACTGGACGTGGCTTCCCTTCTGAGCAACCTGAAACCAACCGTCTTTCTTAAGTGCCGATATGATGTCCGTTGACTTCATGGTGTGTATAAGTACGTATTATTATCCTCTTGTCAAGAGTATAAATACACACTGATCTGAGTGCGACAAGGGAAATACCCCTTATTTTATAATGTGTTATAGTTTCCGCTTAGCGCAGCGCTTTTTCGGGGACGCGTTTGAGAAGGCCTTCGATCGCCGGTGCCCTCTCACACCCACCCTTGCTCTCTACTGGATCACGCGGTTGAAGTTCGCCGTTCGCGTGGGCGCCGCCCAGTCACTGGATGACACACCAAAAATAGCAGCCGAATCGGCTGAACTACTCATGGTAGCCGGTTCCGTATGGGTACGGCAGTATAATATCGTCCACCTTCCCTCTCACACCCACCCCTGCTCCTTATACTGGATCACGCGATTAAAACTCGCCGTCTTGCCCGGCGCCTCGTAGCAGACCGCCATCAGGCCGAGCGCATCGGCAGCGTGTGACGACCAGTCGTGCTCGGGGCCAAGGCCGACCTGGCGCTGATCGTCACGCTTCTCGTGATAGAAGCCGAGCGCCTCACGGCCGCTTTCCGTCGTCGCCTCGTTGAACCAGAGCTGAGGCGCAAGCCGGCGCAGCGCCTCGATCCTCATCATGGCCGCGCCCCTGCCCTGGTTCTTCACCGGCGGCTCGACTGCAAAGCCGGCCTCTCGCCAGTGCTCGGCATAGGTCTTGCCGGTGATGGCGCTCGCATTGACGCCGTCATGCGGCAGGGTGTTGATCGCCTTCTCGTAGCCACGCTCGCGCATCCAATTGACGTGAAAGGCGAGCACCTGGCCTGAGGACTCGTAATAATCGAGCACGCGGATTTCCTGCCCCACCCACTGCACGATCCAGATCGTGTAGGCATCGGCCTGCGCGCCCGCGCCGCCGATGTCGTGAAAGGCGCGAAGTGGCAAGAGCGGATCGGCGGCGACATTGCCGATGCGGCCCTGCGCGCGCGCCTCGCTGAGCAATGTTGCGAAGTAAGCGCCCTCGAATGCCCTGATGTAATCGCCCTCCCAGATATGCGCGTAACGATCCGGATAGAGGGCAAGATCGGTCCTGCGCTCGTCGTCGAGCACTTTTGGAAACCAGGGATTGTCGCGCCAGTTGGCGTGAACGAGGACCGCGCCATCCGGCTTCCTTGCGCGGAAGAAGTCGTCGATGGCGTCGCTCTTGCGGCGCGGATTCCACGACGCCCACAGCTCGGAATTCTCAGCGCGGATGGTCGGTCGCAGCAGCGCCAGCGACCGCGCGCTCAGACTTTGCGCCTCGTCGATCCAGGCGATACGAAAGCCTTCGAGGCTCTTGATCGAGTCCGCCGTGTGATCCTGCATGCCGCGAAAAATAATGAGGCCGTCGCCGGGCGTCGCAATGCGGTCGCTGTAGACCTTGAAGCGATGCGCGAGACCAAGTTTTTCGATCTTGCTTTCGAGCAGCCGCTTGGAGGATTGCGCCAGCGTCTTCTGCGATTCACGGATGCAGACGGCCGATAGGCCGCGCTCGGCTTCGCACAGCTCGATCAGCAGCTCGCCGAAGAAATGCGACTTTCCCGAACCGCGGCCGCCAAAGATCGCCTTGTAGCGGCTAGGGGCGAGCAGCGGCTCAAAGATTTTCGCTGTCAGAATCTTCAGCGTCGACATTGTCTGGCTGCACGATCACGCGTTCACCCATCGCATCCAGCGCTGGGATAGCTCGTTGTCCTCGGGCGAGGGTTGATCCTTGGTCTGGAAGATCGGCGGCTGTACTGGCCAGCCCGGCATCGGCTTGCCGCTATAGACGCCGAGCAAGGGCTGCGGCGCGGCTTGTGCGTCCGGCGCAAGCGGCGGCGCGCCGGTTGAAGGCGTGGAAAGATTGACGACGCGCCCGACCAGACGCCGCTCCGGCACATTGTCGCCGTCAATTATTCCGGGCACTGGGAATGGAAGCGCGTTCGGATCGGTCGGCGGCAACGGCGCGAGCGGCGAATTTGCTCCGACTGCATTCGGCCAGGCATCCACATACTTTCCGAGGACTGGATCGGCGGCGAGCAACGGCCATGCCGTCGGTGTCGCTTGTGCCGTAATCGGAGCCACATCGCCGGGGATGTCAGAGCGCTTGCCTCGATTTGGCGCGAGCTGCGGAAGCACCAGAGTCGCCGGACCCTCGGGACCGCCAAGTGAGGTTGGCCCCTTGGCACCGGGAACTGGCAAGCTGGGAGAAGATTGTTGCGGCGCGCGGGCAGGTCGATTGCCGGATTGCGGAGCGGACGAAGTGTCCGGGATAACGTTGGAGCGCGGGGCTTTAATGTCATACTGGCGCTGTATGTTTTGAATCGCCTCCGGTTCCATCAGCATGTTTCCAGCACCCGGAATCAGTCTGGGGAGACCGGGTATAGGTGCATCATCTAAGCCCATGGCAGCGATCAATGTGCTTGCCACCGAGTTGCTATTATTTCCAAATCCCAAACTAGGGTACGGTAGATTCAAGCGATTTATCTGTTCCTGCGCCGCTCTTGCGGCATTCCAGAAATTCGTGATCGTCTTCTGGTCGCCCGAAGCGATCGTCGTTTTTTCCAGATCAGGACGATAGTAGCCGCCTATTCCCCCGTTGTGCTCTTTCACCATCAGCCTGTCCCACGGCAAATACCCGATGGACTTTGAGGCACCGTTTGCGTCCGTCGCTTCGCCATCCAATTCGGCAACGACATTACCATCAGGATCCAGCAGCACGAGCAAATTATGACCGCCGAGGCCAAGGGCCAACGGAAGTTGTGCTTTTATAATTCTATAGTCCCCCAT